GCCTGATAGGCACCCATGGCAATTCGAGCAGCCTTGACAATGCCATTTGAGCGGCCTAGGAATGATTCCATGATACTGACACCAGAACTGAATGCAGATACGTTTGCATCCCTGATGCGCTGCGCCGTATCTTCAGCCATCATCAGGCGTCTAATATCAAGCTCATCCTGCCCCATGGCGTATTGCTCGTTAATTGCTGCGATTTGCGCCTTGAATGCCGCCTCTGCCTCTAACTTTCTTGTGTAATCATCGCCTGCCAATGCTTGCAGTTGCTCATATTCAGTAGTAGCTGCCATGATGCGTGATGCAGTTTGCGCTGCTAGCTGCGATTCTTCGTATGAGAATTTTCCATCAAGTACAGCTTGTTGTAGCACTGTTTCACTTGATAGAGTTTCAGTCTCAAGTTTCATGTTAGCAATGCGTTGATCAATGCGCTGCTTATCTCTAGCCGCTCGCTCAGCTGACCTTTTATCCGCTTCAGCTTGCGCGTTAATCTCGGATGTTAAAGCAGCAGTAGACGCCGCCGCAGCTTTTTGCTGTTGCTCAAGGTTGTAGTTGTCAGTGATTAACGATTTAATTTTTGGATCTAGCTCATCAACAGTTTCTGCTTGCGTGCTAAATGCAGCCGCCAACAATCTAGCTGCAAGCTCGCCTTGTGTTAATTCTACGCGCTGCAATTCTAGCTGCTGAGTGAGTGATGCTGTTTTGTCAACCGCATCATTTTGGCCGTCAACAAGTGACTCACTGATAACCTGTCCGGTTGTTTTCATTTGGTCTGCGTAAGACTTCATTTCAGCTTGTGCCTTTAATAGCTCTGCACCAACTGCGTTAAGTCTTACCGCCAATCTATCTTGAGCTGGGCCGGACGCCTCTAGCAACTCTTTGGTTAGCTTCTCAGATTCTAGCCGCAGCTTGGTAACCTTATCCTGCTGCTTTTCGTATTCAGTTGACAACTTACCAAGTTCAACCTGAGTGAAAGCCTTTTTGCTTTCCGCGTCTAAGTCTTGCAGTGACTTTTGCAGGCCGTCTAGCTTTTTCTTCAAGTCGTCAGATGATTCGCCAGCATCGATAAAACTGCTGATTAATGGCCCACCAATAGCCGCAGCGATACCAACAACAGCACCGAGCAAAGGAAAGCCAAGCACGAAACCTAAGTCTGTCGCTTGCTGCGACAGCGCAACTAATGGAGAAACGCCGCCCTGCACCTGCCCGACGAATTGTTGGATTTGAATACCTGCTTGGCCTGCTTGGCGACCAAAGCTGCCAAGTGCATTTGAATTTGCACCTATTGCTTGGCTAACAGCTTGCGATGTTTTTGTTAGGTTTGTGGTGACTCCGCTGGCCGCATTAACTTGAGTTGCAAACTCTTTTACTGATTGGCCGCTAGCTAAAAAGCCTGATGTAAATTGCCCTGTTGCTTCGTGAACCCTGCCTGAGCTGCCAATAAATCTGCCAAGCGCAATATCAGCATCGGAAAGCCTAACCCCGAAAGCCTGAATTGTTTTGCCAGCAGAATTTAAAGTTGAAACAGTTGAGTCAGCAGCAGCGCCAAGCTGCACCATTGACTTATCTAAGCTGTCAATCTGCGACTTGCTGTCGCCTGCATCAATCTTGACCTTGATTATTTTATCACTCATCGCGCACCTTTTCGCTTAATCGCGTCAATGTCTTTTTGCCGCTTGTCGTTGATTAGTTTCATCAAGTGATCATCCAATCTCTTTAAAACGGCAATCGCTAAATCTTGCTCATACTCTATTCTAGCAGTGACTTGCTCTAATGTCGCTAATGATGCGCGCCTGTCCGGTTCAACTTCTCTGCGCGCTTCGTAGAAAGCGCAAAGCAAAGCAAACTGCCTTTCGTCTAACTCTACTGATTCAAGCTCTTTTAATACTTCTGCCGCGTGATTTGTTCCGCCGTATTTGTCCATCTGTAAAGCTGCTTTGTAATCCGCTTGCAAGTCCCGACCGTTAAAGTCGGCTGCTACTTTTTTTCTAGCTTATCTCCGTCTGCCTGCGCTTCATCGTGTAGATAGTTTTCAAAACGCAAAGCCGCGCTAATTAGCAGGTCATTAAGCGATAAAAAGTATTCTGGATTGGTAAAGATGTTTCTTGCTGCGTCTTTTGAGTACTCAAGTGCGCCGTCTTGGTCTTCTAAGCCATGCCAATTGGTAACGCCGTATTCTGTGAGCCAGTGACCATATAAGCGGTTATTGTCAACCTCTGACATCTTGTGAAATGGCCCGTATAATTGCTGCCGAATGGCCTTGATTGACTCTTGGCTTTCCTTGGTGCCAAGTCTGCGCACGTAGAAAACAGCATCTCCAACGGCAATTGGCGCACCTGATTGCTGTAGCTCTTTTGATTCCCTGAATTCTGATAGTTTCATTTTGTTCCTGCAATAAAAAAGGGGCATTAAGCCCCTAGTTTATACTTAACTGACCATTAAGACCAGTTGCGGAAAACTGCAATCGTGTAACCCAATGCCGCCGACTTTTCAGCCGCCGCACTGAAGGTATCTGCACTAATCGCATTCTGACCGTCTTCCATGTCCCACTCGGTCAAAACAACCTGCGGAAGATGAACAACAGTTTTATGGCCGCTGCCATGATCAAACTCAACACCGAAAGCTACGCGAGTTCCGGCATAGTACAAGTTGCGCACAGCCATTGAGTTTGCAATAGTTGAGCGTGAAGCTCCGTCCATTGTCACTTCAAATTGACCGCGACTCATGCGAGGCGTACAGCCTGCCGCTTGATCTGTTTGATAGTTGTTGTTGACAGTAATATTTGCAGACTTCAGCACGCATAAAGCGGTTAAGTCATTAAAATACCAGTTCGCAACGTTTTGCACTGCTGATAATGGATCGTCAGTCAGTTGCGCGCCGTCAGTTTGGCCGCTGATTGCTGTCGCTTCCGCTGAGTCTTTCTCAAACATCATGCTTACAGTCGAAGTAATAACGCCAGTCTCGCCAACCTCTAAAGTTTGCTGATTGATTAGGCCGTCATATGGCGTGTCGTAATTAACATCGCCTACAGCAGCATCATCAATAACGCGGTTTTGGCCTGCGTAGTAAGTTGGAGTGTTTGCGTTGTATGTTTTGCGTGTTGCGATCGTAATCGATGGCCCTGCGACTGCGGTTGCCGCCGGCACCGGATAAGTACTGATAGTTCCGTTGCTTGCTTTTGCAGTGATGCGATAAGTGCGATTATTTAGCGCATTGGCAAAGCCTGTCACGAAAATAAAATCACCGACTAATAAGTTAGTAAAGCCGTTAGCAGAGTCTGTCAAACCTGAAGCTGTTGCAGCAATTCCGGTTCCTGTGACCGTCACCGCCGACTCTGTGCCGTGAATAGTTGACAGTAATAGGCTGATGGTTTGCTTTGTGGCTTCAGTGGCAATCTCTGCCATTAGCTCTTTTGTGTCTTGAATTTGCTTTGCAGCGTTGAAGTCTAGCGACACCTCCGCGCTTTGCGTGTAGCTGATCGACTTCTTGAATCGACCGCTAACACGTCGCACCGGGGCGAATTCTGGACTTGAGTTAATTGCGCCCTTAGCGGTTTGCTCGCTTAGGTAGAATTTCCAATCACCGCCAACAATTTGACGGTCAGCTACAGTTGTTGGCATGTTTAGAACCCCTCACAATAAAAATTAATAGTTACTTGATAACCCAACCATGGATCATCTTCAATTTTAGCAGTATTGGCCTCGAATGTCTTTACGTTGCCAAACTCGGTATTTTCTAGCAGTGCAATGAAAGCCTCGCACAGCGCCAGGTTATTGTTAACGCCTGAGCCTTTTGGTGTGAATACGTCAACCACTAAAAGCCCGTTGCGCCGAACCCAAGCAGAGCCGCCGCCTACAGCAACGTTATTAGATGCGGTATTGATAACATTAATCCGCGCCCAAGGTGCATTGGCTGGTTGTTGCCATCCTGATTGGTTCGGATAATAAATTGAAACACCTGAAGGCGGTGCGCCTTCAATCTGTGCAGTAATACTTTTTACCGCTTCGGAAAATCTTTTATCTGCCATAGCTTACCGCCTGTGCAATTGCTGTTTCTACGTATTTGCTGCCAGCTTGAGCAGACCAGCCTTCATTGAGTCGCTGAATATACGGCAAGTTATTAACTATCCATAAAACAGGCAAAGAATCTGAAGGATAGCTTTCCGTTACTGTGCGAGCTAAATCTATGGAGTAACTGCCGGATGCGTTGAAAGTTGATGTGTTTTCATTGATTCGCGTTTCTGGCTCGTTGATGCTCATCAGCCAGTTAGCCTTTGCTTGGCCATCCTTAAATGGGGTAGCTGCAACAATCGCTTGATCTGCCAACATGCCGAGCTTGCGAATTTCTTCAGATGCAAACTCTGTTAGCTCGACTCTTATTGAAAAGCCTTCGGCGTATGCAGCCATTAGCGCACCCTCAACACAAGTCTAGCCGCAGCGTCAGCGGCATCTAGTTTAATCGCAATAATTGACATAGCTGCGCCGCCCAAGCTGCAATAATCGCCTACAGTTGGCACGAATGTATCGATGCGAGTATAAACCGCGCCTGTGTCGCTCTGCTGCGCATCTGTGCCTTGCCAGTCAATCATATCAACTGCAAACTTGATCGCTTGGTAAGTGCGCTGCGTTGCGCCTGTGTACGATTCCGTAACTGGATTATAAGTGCCACCACTTGTAATGACTAAAGCCTGCCTGAAGTCGGCAAACTCATCATTAATTAGATCGCCTGCTAAATCTTTGAATTCTTGCTTTGTGGTAGCCATATCAGCCCCTTTGCAGCCCTGAACCGCCTTTAGTGAAAGGCATCAGCAATCTATCAAGCTCGGGTGTCCTTGGTTTATATGTCACTTGCGAGCCGGATTCGTAGCTAACTGACTTTGAGCCAACACCATCAAGTGACTTCGATTCTGCCGCAACCAATCCGCCAGCCAAAACAGCTGCATCAAGCGACAATCTGCCAGCCTGCTGTAGCTCAACAGCCTTTAATGCTGCTTTGCTAATATCAGCAATCGCAACAACATCAGTTGGCAAACTCATTACCTGCGCTGCGTCTAGCTCTTGTCCTTTGA